GAGAGTGACCTCTACCTCCAATGGCGTGGCGCGGAGCAATCGGTCATTGTCGGCGCGTTGTCGAGTGGGACGCAGGGCGTGAGGAATTATCTGACGTCCACAACCAACAATTTCCGCTTGCAAAGTCCCATCTGGACGGGGACCGATACCATCATCATTGGGATGCGGGTCCGTCATCAAAAAGGAAATTGGGTCATTGGGTATTTCGAAAACGGCGCCACCGACATCGTCTCGTTCGGCCTGAATGCCAAAGGTTGCTTCCAGTACGATGTCTGGGGCAACGGCCCGATGGCCTATCCGACAATCCCCGCTAATGTCTGGGCCTATGTGGAAATGAAGGTCTATTTTCACGCCAGCAACGGGACCGTCGATTTCTGGATCAATGGATCATCGGCTGGGAGCTATACGGGTCTGAATACGGGATCATTGGCCTGTGATTCCGTCCTCTTTGGCAGCTATTCTGGCGGGGGGAAAAATTGGGGTAACACGAATTGCAGAATCGCGGATCTATATTTCGACGATGCGACCGTGCGCGGACCCATGGAGATCTGGTATCAGCCCGCGAATGCGGACGGCAGCGCCGAGGGGTTCACACCCCTGTCGGGCTCCAACTACCAGATGGTCGACGACCTCGGGTCTGATGATGATACGACCTACAACTCCTCCTCCTCCATTTCCACAAAAGATCAGATTGCCCACTCCCACTCGCTGGACTCGAATCCGTTGGCGATCCAGCCCATGGCGATGGGCAGGACGGTGGATGGTGGCATCGCGGGGCTAAAGGTTGGAGTTCTCAGTGGGGTTACGGAGGATCTATCCGACGCCCGGTCTCTTCCCTCTGTTTATGGTGGAGCCGTGGGCGATATCTACATGGTGGACCCGAATACCTCTTCCCCATGGACGGCAGCGAACGCCGACGATGCCGAGACCGTGTACCAACATGTTGCGGGGTGACAGATGAGCTTTCTGTTTTTGGAAGGGTTCGGTGGATACGACCAGACCACCTATACCACTTCGGACAATGCCTTGCTCCTCAACTGGCATTCGTTCTCCGACAGCGTCACAATCTCATCTTTGCTGAACACCAGCGAGGGCGTAAAGAATGCCTTCAGTGCCGTGTCCCCGTACCAAGCCAATCTGGAGACCCCATTCTGGTCCGAAACGTCTACGATCGTGGTCGGAGCGAGGGTGAAATGGGGGGGCGATGATTGGCGGATCGGCGCTTTTCTACACGGATCCACAACGCTTTACCATTTCGGGATCCTGAGATCCGGCCACCTCTGCGTTCATGACGATGTGTATCTGTATAACTCCACATGGACTTCCAGTAGGAACATCGCAAAAAATCGTTGGACCTACGTGGAATTTGAGGTCTATCTCCATTCCTCCGCGGGAACCGTCGACCTCTATATTGAGGGCCAGTCGGTGGGATCGTATACCGGGCTGAATACGGGATCATTGGCCTGTGATATGGTCCGGTTTGTAATGTGGGCAGGGTCCGGCGGATCCAACTGGCAATCCTACGATTACATGACCGACGTCTATGTGGACAACTCCACCGTTCATGGCCCCCTCGACGTCTGGTATCAGGCGGCGAATGCGGACGGCAGCGCCGAGGGGTTCACACCCCTATCGGGCTCCAACTACCAGATGGTCGACGACCTCGGGTCTGATGATGACGCCACGTACAATTCCTCCTCGGCGGCATCAACCAAGGACCAGATCGGTCACTCGGACTCCCTGAACTCTGCGCCCCTGGCCCTGCAACCACTGGCTCATGCGCGGAGGGCGAACGATGGCACAGCGGGACTCAAGGTCGGGATCCTGAGCGGGGCGACGGAGGATCTCGGTGATGCCTCGGCTCTCGGGGACGAATATGCTGGTGTATCCGGCGATATCTATGAAGTGGACCCGAACACTTCTGCGGCCTGGACGGCGACAAACGCCGACGCAGCGGAGACTGTCTACCAACACGTTTAGGGGTGCGGAATGAGCCTACAGTTTCTTGAAGGATTTGGTGGCTACGAGTCCAAACTGCATACCTATGGAACGGACACAGACCTCCTTCTGAATTGGGATTCATGGCTCCAGGCGGTCAATATCGAAAATCTCGCTTCCGGCACCAATGGCATCCGAAAGATGCTGTCCTCCCAATACAGCAACACGCAACTGAATACGGCGTCGTGGACAGGAAGCACGACCATCGTCCTCGGCTTCAGAATCTTCTGGATGAGCGAATGGGTACGGGTCGGGCGGTGGAGGGACGGCACGACGGGGATGTACGTTTTCGGCATTGATTCTGTCGGAAGAGTCTGTTGTCATTATGACAGTTCCATGGACGCTTCATCCATACCGTCGACTGGCAAGATCCGGCCATTCCGGTGGACCTACATCGAAATCAAAATCACCTTCCACGAGACCGCTGGCACCGTCGATTATTACATCGACGGAGAGCCTGCGGGCTCGTACACCGGCTTGGACACCATCGTCAACGGAACTTCCTGCACCAACATCCAGTTCGGATATTATTCCGGCGTGGGTGGCAACTGGGGCGCGACCGTCAAATACACCGACATCTACGTCGATAATTCCACTGTCCGCGGTCCAATGTTTGTCTGGTACCAGCCAGCGGACACAGCCGGATCAGCCGCCAATTTCACGCCTTCGGCGGGATCCAACTACGAGAACGTGGACGACATCGGATCCGACGACGACGCGACTTACAACTATTCGACCACATCCACCACCAAAGACCAGATCGCCCATTCCTATTCCCTCGACGTCGATCCCCTCGTGGTGCAACCCTTGGCCATGGGTAGGTACGAGTCCACCGCCGAAAGTCTGAAGGTTGGGATCCTAAGCAACACCACTGAGGATCTTGACACGGCGAAGGCTCTCGGTGCGACCTATTCCGGGGTCCGCGGGAAACTCTACGTCACTGATCCCGATACCGCTTCAGCCTGGTCTGCGTCCGGGGCTGACGCTGCCGAGACCGTCTATGAACATGCCTAATGGCTAATATCCGCGTCACCCAGGCCGGTCGCCTCATTGGCACCCAGGACGACTCTGACGTCCGCGTCACCCAGGCCGGTCGCCTCGCAGCCACGCAGGACGATTCTGACGTCCGCGTCACCCAGGCCGGTCGCCTCGCGGTCACACAGGAGGTGGCCGATCTCAGGATCACCATGTTGGGGCGTCAGGTACTCCTGGCCGAACCACGTCCCACGCGGCCCATTCTGGACAGCCCCTATGATGGGATGGTTATCGACCTATCGCTTCCCATCATCTACCGGGAAAGCATCTGCCCCCTGGGCGGCGATATCGTCTACCATTGCCGCTACAAGAAACAGACTGACACAGTCTGGACCTGGGCGTTTCAGGACCGGGAAGGCATTGAGACATTCTATGAGGACATCTCCGGTCTGACGGACGGGGATTATGAGATCGAATTATGGTCCGAAAGTGAATATGGCTATTCCTCTTCCAAGTCCACAGCCGACTTTGTTGTCCACAACGGGCGACCGTCCGCGCCAACCATCGTCCATCCCTATTGGGGCGAAGAATGGCAGACGGAATCCAATAACGTCGAGTGGGAACCGGCCTGGGATCCAGAAGGCGACCTCCTCACCTATGACGCTCAATATCGTGCCGTTGGTGCCGGGTCATGGACACCGTTATTCACCGACGAAGACTCGCCGTATGGCTGGGACCTCAGCGCATTCTCGGAGGATGACTATGAGTTAGAAATCTGGGCCGATGACGGTGTTGGTGAGGGAGATCACGCCAGGGTCATTTTTACCATAACGGATCTCGACCGGCCCGGTGCGCCCGTGATTCGCATCGCAGCCATGGATATCGACACACTTGAAGTCGAGATCAGGGAGTACACTCACCCACAGTCACGAGCATGGAAGGCCACGCAATATCAGGTCATCCCCTGGGGGGGCGACTGGAGCAACACCACCTACGATGTCACCACAACGGACTCTGACGAAGCCCTCTATTACATTTTCATCGGGCTCTCTCCCAATTTTCATGGAATCGTCAGGGCTAGATTTCAAGACAATGTCGATACCTGGGGACCTTGGAGCCCAGAGGTTGAGTTCTCGCTACCGGGCACCATTGGAGACTGGGACCGAGTTTGGTATCGGCGTGCAAAATGGTATGCCGGTGGGCCGGGGGGCATTTATGCAAAGAACTGGGAGAGCGGCTATCCCCCTGGGCCTCTGGGGTGGGTAGCGCAACCCCCTGATGGCATCGTGGACGCGAATTCTGAGGAGCTTGGCAGCTTCATCATGAGTGGCGATGTGATGATCGGTGATTGCCATTGTGGCCTTATCGGTCTGGACACCGAATTTCGCCAAATCGGGCTGGGGGTGTTTTCTGGCAATGCTGACCTGAGCAATGAACTTGGCGCCACTCTTTACATTGCTACCGGGAGCGGAATATGGGACTCCGAGGTGCCCCAGCAAAACGCTACGCTCACGTTCCGCGGAAAGCTGTATACGGACTTCGGTTGGGCGTGGCTGTATCACGATATTTGGGCGTCGTCTTACGTCGGCGTCATTAATACCAGAGTGATTGCTGGCTACACATCAACATCCGGCATCCCCTTGGCTTATGATTATTGGATCGCGAAATACAGTGCAAACTATTGGTACCGTCTCACCCTGTGGGTTCAGAGGAATGTTGGGAACAACACAACCAGAGTGCGGGGCCGAATCGAATCACTAACGGATGCGTACCCCATCGAGAATCAAGGTACATGGCAGATCGACGAAACCTTCACCTATCTAACTGAATGCGGAAGACCCGGCTGGATGATGGCTCAGGACGGTATCGCACACGCCAACGCCACCAGCTACTTCAGAAATCTCCGCGTGAAGGCATTGCGGGACGAAGGGCAGGATGAAGTCGTCAACGTCGAGCCTATGCTTCCGTGGGTGCCGCCTGAACCGGGTGCATGCCAGCCAGTTACGGAAGACGCCCTGCCGGATCCCGTGCTTTTCCCGGCCCCGCCTAACGGCGATGTCCATGAGGAAGATGAATACCTTTCGGACATCCTCTTCGGCCGCGACGACACCGAGCAACGTATCTCCCTGCATGAAATTCCGGTGACGCGGATCCGGTGGATGTCCACCTTGCCGACCGCCAGGGAGGTAAACCACCTGAAAAACTTGATCTTCGAGAATCAGGCCGAGCGATGGGGCGTGCCGATGTGGATGGATGCAGTTCCACTCCTAGCCGATCTCACCAGTGGCGCCTCTTCGATTCCCGCGGCATCGTTCGACGGGGATACGCGCAGATTTGGCGACGTGGATTATATCGTTGTCTGGACCGACCAATTCATCTACGACTTCCTCCCCGCCGTTTTGAATGTGGACGGCTCGATCACACTGACGGGCACGACCTCTCAAACACACTATAAGGATCAGGGTTACGTGATCCCTGTCCGTATTGGTCGTATGCCGTCCGAACTTCAATTCCCGAAAGATGCACCGTATATCGGGGACCTCACCGTTGAATTCGTGTTGGAGGCCATAGATGGCTGACCAGAAAATTAGCGACTTGAGTGCGGTCACGACCCCGACGGGGGCCGATCTCGTGGAACTCGTTCAGAGCGGTAGCAATCTGAAGATGACCTTGGCCCAACTGCTCGCCATGGGCACCTCGCCTGGGACGTTCAGCACGCTGAATTCTGGGGAACTGAACATGACGGGGCCGATCGAGCCCACGCTCTCAGCGTCGGGGGATACGGTCTTGGACGTGCGCGTCTCCGGTGATGGGAATCCGCGATTGAAGGTGACGGCTGCGGGGACCATGGTTTGGGGCAGCGGATCGGGAGCGGGCGACGTGACCGCGGAGAGGCTTTCCGCTGGCGTGTTGAAGCTGACCTCCAGCCAGGAGGTTCACGGTGGTTTCACGGTGGATAGGATCGGCGATGCCGCCGATGCGCTGGCACGTATCGCCGGAGACGCCGGGGAGTACCGGGCGCTGGTGTTTCGCACCGGCACGACGGACCGATGGCGGTATGGTGCCGACACAACGGCCGAAGGTGGCTCCGACGCTGGATCCGATCTTGTCCTGACGGCCTATGACGATGCCGGATCCGCTATCGGCGATGCTCTGAAGATCACCCGGGCGAGCATGGACGCCGTTTTCGGGGCGAAACTCAAGGCGACCGGCGATTTGACGGTGGGATCCGACAAGCTGGTTGTGACCGCTGCCAGCGGCAATCTCGTCTCGGCCGGTTCATTGGCGGCGACCCTCGGAGCATGGTTCCGCACAACGGCCCTCGGACTAACGGACACTACGGGCCACTTTTACATCCCAACGTGTTCTGGCGTGCCGACGGGTATTCCGGCCACGAAAACCGGCCAGGTCGCGCTGCAATATGATTCCACAAACGACGATCTCTACGTTTACAGCGGGGATTGGAAGAAAGTGGCCATGGCATGATTTTCGATTCCGAAAAACAGAAGCGGCATATCCTTCGTATCGTGCTCGAATCCCGCGTGGAGATGAGCATTGGCGAGCTTCTGAGCGGTCCGTCCAAAGAACTTCTGGAACTCGTCATGGCCATTCGAGACGGGACTGTGATCTTCAACCCTGATGAGCAGGACGAGAAAACGGCACGCTGATGGCCATCGCCTCCCGGTATCGATTGCTGGAGAACGGGGACAAAAGGCTCCTCGAAAGCGGAGACTTTCGTCTTCTCGAAGCGGCATATGACCCGTATAAGGGGTATGACGTTTTCCCGTTCCGGCCGAATTGGGTAGAACCCCCGAAAGAGCAACTGCATCGCTCGATGACGACCCTGGAGAACCAGACGGGGCTCCAGACCGTGCGGAGTCATACCGTGACCCCCATCGGGTTTTTTGACATGCTCCTCACCCTGGAAGGGCGCGACGAGATCACAGCCTTTCGGCACTACATCAAAACCCTGCGCGGCCGTTGGAAGCCGATCTGGGTGCCATCCTGGCAATCTGACTTGAAACCAACAGCGAATTTCTCTGGGTCTTCCATTACGGTGGAATCGGTGGGATATGCTGGGTACCTCTTTCCACACAACGGCCGGAAGCATCTGGCCATCATCCGGCACGACGGGGTCATCTATGTCAGGGGTGTGAACTCGGCCTCAGACAATGGGACTACGGAAACGATCGGGTTGAAAAGTTCCGTTGGCGTGACAATCTACGCCTCGTCCTGTCTCGTGTGTTTTCTTCATTTTGCTAGGCTTGCGGAGGATCGAGTCGTGACACGATGGATCGGCAAAGATCTTGCCGAGGCCAGGATCGGATGGGTTGAGCTTCCGAGGGAGGTGCCAGCACCATGAGCTATGAAGCCCTGGAGCTAGGAGCCATTGGCTCTCCCGTTGAGATGTTCCTGTTTCAGCGGCAGGAGGTTTGCTGGCAATACACCTCGGCCGACAAGGAACAGGTTTACGACGGGCGCACCTATCTCCCCAGAACGGTTTCCCGGGGCGCTTTTGATCGGAATGATGAAGCCGGGTCATCCACGGTGGAGGTACGCCTGGATCGCGACCTGAAGGTCATCGACCAATTCACGGTCGGTCCCTCACTGGCTCCAGTCAAATTGACGATCCTTCGTCGACATCGAGTAGACGAAAATGTGATCGTCCTCTTCAAAGGCGTGGTCGCCAATGTGGTTCTCGCGGGCGAAGAGGCCATCCTCACCTGTGTTTCACCTCTCTCTGCGGACGAAAAGAGCATCCCCCGGGAGATCATCATGCGGACGTGTCCTCATGTCCTCTATGGGGAACGCTGCCAAGTCAACCCGAATGATTGGGCTTTCAACTATACCATAGATAGCTGGTGGATAGATCATTGGGTTATCAGCAATATCATGACCTGGCCATACACAGCGACCAGCTTCACGGCTGGCATTCTGGTCAAAGATTCCACGGGGGAAAGTGCTTTTATCCAGAAACACTATTGGAGTTCAATGTTTCATTCGCACCGAATCTATTTGATGACTCCGATCGCAGGGCTGGCTGCGTCCGATGAAGTGACGATTTACATGGGGTGTGACCGAAAGCATACGACGTGCCGGGATGTTTTCGACAATATCCCGAACTTCGGCGGTTTCCCATTGCACCCCGAACGAAACCCATTCATCGAGTTGGTGGCTGACTAATGGATTGGCTATCACTCCTTCTGATCTTTGTGGCGAGCACGATCGTTTCGATCATGCTGCGCCCGAAAATCAAAGACACCTCGTCCCCGGGCGATTTTCGGCCCCCGGAACCGCGAGAGGGCGAACCGATTCCGGTCGTTTTTGGAACGGCGCTGGTTTCGCCCGCGGTCACATGGTTCGGGGATGTCGATGCAAAAAAGGTGAAGAAGACAGTCTCTTCCGTGTTTGGGCTTGTGCAAGATGATGTGCCGCTGGGCTACGATTATTATGCCGGAATGATGTTAACCCTCTGCCACGGCCCCATCGGTGCATTACTGGACATCTACATCGGGGAAAAACGTGTTGTCAGGCAAGCCAAGTGGGTGGGCGACGGAACAATGGAGCCACCACCGCTGGGGTGGCCGGATCCCTCATTCCCATCATTGCCCCAGGAGTACAACGAACACCCCACCCGTGTAAGCCTGAATCTGCCCACCCTTTTTGGAGGCCCCGAAGAGGGGGGTGGGGTTGTGGGCCAGTTGGACATCCACTGGGGCAGCAATGTCCAGGGGCCGAATGATTATCTGGCGGTCTGGTGGGGTGTGGACATTCTGCCGAACTACCGGAACTTGGCCTACGTCGTGCTTCGTCGCATGAACATGGGAAAAAGTCCGACGCCGAGCCCATGGAAATTTGTTATCAAGCGGATCCCTGACGGTCTCGATCAGACGGATTACACAGAGATTGGCGATGGGACGGCGAACGGCGCAGAAATCCTCTATGAGATCCTGACCCACCGGATCTGGGGTCTAGGCAAACCGTCGACAGATATCGACGTGGACAGCTTCAAAACTGCCGCGGAAACGCTGCATGATGAAGGACTTGGATATTCGGGCGTGATGGCCGATAAATCCGAAGCATGGCAGAAGATTCAAGACATCTTGAACCATATCAATGGAGTAGTGTTTCAACATCCTCTCACCGGGCTCATATCCATCAAGCTGATCCGCGATGATTACGTGCTGAACGATCTGGTGGAATTGGACGAATCTAATTCGATCATCGACGAATATAAGCGTGGCTCCTGGGCGGAAACCGTTAATGAGACCCAGGTTCAATTCACGGATGCTGCGAGACGTTTCAGTGATGCCGCGGCACAGGCTCAGAATATTGCGGCGATCACGCTGATGGACGAGGTGATTTCGAATACCATTTCGCTCCCCGGCCTCACCACTCATTCTCTGGCCCAGAAGGCGGCTGAACGTTCCAACCGGGCCACATCCTACCCTCTCACGCGGTGCCGGATCCGAACCAACCGAATTGCCTACGCGTTTCACCCGGGTATGCCATTCAAGCTGACCTATGCGGACTACGGACTCAGCGAAAGCGTTTTCCGCGTCGTATCGGTGAATTATGGCTCATTGGTGGACGGCATGATCGAGATCAACTCGGTGGAGGACCTCTGGGATCTGGACTACCAAGCCTATGCAGACCCCGATGATCTGGAAGATTTGGAGCCCTGCGGGCCGTTGCCTCTCCTCGTGACGGGTTATGATCCCGGGGACGATCCGGCTGCGGTCTATGGTAACGGACTGACAAAGATCTTCGAGGTACCCTATTGGCATGTGGGTGCCTACGGCCGTGCGTGGGTTCACCAGAGCCGCGGAAATGGGAATGATCTGTATTGGGAAGCCTGGGTGGCTATTCAGGGTGTGAATCGAAACCGTATCGAGACAGCCGCGCCGTTCAACGCAACCGGCTATTTGGAAGAATTGCTGCCTCAGACTGGCCAGCCATTGAGCGAAGTAAAGATTCAAGTCTATACGGCCGGGGAGATGAACACCCTCACCAGTACGGATGCCGACGGGCTCTGGGTGGGGGAGCGGCTCTTGATGATTGATGACGAAATCATGGCATGGAGGACCGTGACCGATCTCGGTGACGGGCTCTATGAGATCGGCGGGATCCTGCGTGGGCAACTGGATACCGGCGTGGAAGAACATCTGGCCGGAACGCCCGTTTATTTCTACTACAATTCTGACGGTGCGGACAGCGCGATTGACGTGAGCGGCGAGGATCTGGACGCATGGACCCAGGTAGACGTCTGGTCTCTCATTGTATTTGGCGATGGGACAAAAAAGGATTTGAACAATGTCCCCAAAGCGGGAGTCCTCATTACAGAACGGGCTTTGGCCCCGCTGCCACCGGGCAACATAAAGATCGGCGGGGCTGGTTATGCGTTCGGTTATCAGGACTGGCCAGCGGTGACACTCGGCAATGTCACGCTCTCATGGTCGAACCGGAATCGGAGTGAACAGACAACGATGGTGGCCCATGACGACCCCTCGCAATATACGCAGGAGGGAACGTTCACCATCCAAGTGCTGTTGAACGGCGTGAAGGTGAGAGAATGGACTAGCGTCACTGGTAACAGCCAGGAATACACCTGGGCACAACGCATCACTGACGACGCCCGTTACAGTCTGGACGTGCAGTTTCGGATTATCCCGATAGGAACCGGAGGGGAGCAGGGAGTCACGGTGACCACGCCAGCGTTTGTCATGGACCCAACTTAACTGGAGCCCCTCCTATGGATCATTTCATCTTGAACACACCAACGGCTGTGGCCGTGATCGTCGCTCTCATTGGTATCGCACTCGGCCCCGGCGGCGTCTTTTTCGTGCTGGTCAAGAAGTCCCTGAACGGCACGGTTCAGTCGATTGAAAGGATGGACAAGACCATCAACAAAATGTCTGCGTGCCAGAACATCGACCACGACGCTCTGACCAAAGCGGTGGCCGTTCTGGAGGATCTGCGGCTGGAATCGGGGCGGTACCATGCGAAGGTGGACCGCAACACCATCACGCTCAATGGCATGAGAATACGTTGTGAGATGCTTCACCGGGATTGGCAGCTACATAAGGAAGAGGCTGACGATGCGTAGGTTCGAGGTCGTCCGGTTCGGGTTCGGGCAGGACAGCACCATCGGCATTCTGGCCGAAGTCCTGAACGGCAACCGGAAGCGGATCGCGTTCACCATCGAAGACGAGCGGCGGCTGACCAAAGTCTACGGCGAGACGTGCATCCCGACCGGCACCTATGAACTGGAGCTTCAGACGAGCGGCGAGCTTCACGAGAAGTATGCCGCCCGGTACGGCCCTCGGCACATGGGGATGATCCATGTGAAAGCGGTCCCCGGGTTCATCGGGATCATGTTTCACCCAGGCAATTCCGACGACGATACCAAGG